CCCCCTATCCTTACTAGAAGCCCTGATCCGCCGAATCATCAGCACCAACCGCAATACCAGTAATAACCACCTGATTGTTGCGGCGCGTAGCACCAAGATTCATGTAACGAGCCATGATAGCCTCAAACTTATCATAACCCGTGACCTGACGAAGCGTCTGACCATCAGCATCCAAGAAGTGCCAATCCTGATCCGAGAACACCTTAATGGTGGACTCGTCCATGATGTACATCTTCCCGTACGGAGCATCAATATCAGCGATCATCGGAAGACCATTATACGAGAGCGTCTTGAAACCACTAGCGTAGTTCAAGGACTCAGGATTCACATACATGACATCCTGATTCAGCAACTCAAAGAACGAACGCTGCACACCAAGCGACGTAATGATCGAAGTGGGCATGCCACCAGCGATACGCGCAAGGTTAAGAGCCTTCTGAATGTCGTCAAGACCAAGCAACTTCGGATTAGACGAAACCGTCAGATCCGTACGCTGCACATCCCACCACGTCTTCGTGCTTGCATCAATTCCACCGAACGTGTTGGCAGCCGTCGGAATAATCCGCTGAATACCATCAATTTCGTCGGACAAGCGATTAACTTCACCAGCAGTCGTAACATCATCAAGACCAACGCCCTCACGATAAATATAATCACTAGCAGCAAACGCCGCACTTGAAGTCTCGCTAAACGTAACCGTACCAGCCGACACGTTCACCGAAGCAACGGTAAACGTCGAAGTCGGAGCGGTACCACTATGCGTATGCAAAGCGTCCGGGGTCAACGACACATCCATGACATTAACACGCATACCCGGATAAATCTGACCCTTGCGGAGCACCTCAGAACCAACCGTAATCACGGTCGTAGAGAACGTGCCACCACTAACGCCAGTACCAAGAATAGCGGTACCATCACCATAGACCTGACGCGCAAGATCCTTCTTCAGATCGTTACGAATACCATCCAACTCGCTCTTAAGAGCCTGAAGAAAAGCACCAGCCTCGTTCTTGGTCTTAGCCATCGAAGGACCAGTCACCTCAACACGACCATACAGGTACTTAAGGTCGTAAACGGCCTTATCGTAATCCTGCTTACCCGCGCTCGGCAACGCAGCACCCTCAGCACGAGCACCAACGCCCGAAGACCGACCATGATGCACCGGAATATACGCACGCTTACCTACCAGATCCTCGCTCTTAGTCTCTAAACGCGACAAAAGCAGAACCTCATTATTCAACTGCTCAGCAACCGGCCCAAGGTAATACTCCTTGAGAATGTTACTAAGCGTACTAAGATCAGCACCAGCCATATCTTAAACACCTCCAAATTAGGACATGTTACGAACAGCCTCCAAAGCCGCCTTATGAGCATCATCCACATTCGCAAAAGAACGCGGAGGAACACTAGACGGAGAAGCCGGAGCAGGCGTAGCGCCATGAGGAACAGTCTTAGACTGCAAATAATTCCCTAACAACCGCTGCTGAATACCATTATAAGCCTCAGCAGCAGCCATAAGATCACCATCAGTAGCATAAGCCAAAGAATAAATCGACTCAAAATCATCGTCATTATAACTCGGATTAAGAGTACGAATAGTATCCTCCATTGCCTCTAACTCACCAACAATCTCTTGTTGTGCCTGCATAGCAACCATTTCTTCACGAAATGCTCGCATCTCACTCAACTCCGCCTGCAACTGTGGCGGAAGCCCATCGTAACTTGTATCATTATTATCAACAATAGGAGTATTATCCGCGATCTGTCGTGCCGAATAACCAAGTTCCTCTAACCGCGTCTGAATTCCAGTAGCAATTTCACTAGCAAACTCTGGATCATTATTCATCCGCTGTAAGAGACTAACAGCCTCTAACGCTTCATTAGGATCAACACCCTGTTCAGAGAACGACTCATACGTGCGTCGTAACTCTGCAATTTCCTGAGTCTTACGGGTATAATCACCCTGCATAGACTTAAATACAGCCTGCATATCGTCAGGAAGAGTAGTTGGATCAAAAGGAGTAAAGGGTTCCACATCGGGATTATCCTCAACAACACTCTCGTCCAACCCAACCGGCTCGTTTACCTCATCAGGCAACTCAGCCGTAAGAGCATTTAATGCTCCATCCATATCAATGTCACTCATGTGACCCTCCTATAAGAACGACTCCAGTGTATTCTGGTTGGTCGCTATTTGTTTACAACAACACTCTCAGCAGAAATCTCAATAATATCCGCTGAGCGGTCTTCAGCCGCGCTAACAAGATTATCGGCAAAACCGCTCATCAACTCGCGCATCTCTTCCTTACTAGGCAAAGTATGCACAGTTTCAGTACGTTTAGTCGCAAGCCCATTAGCAAGCCTAATTTTATCATCCATAATACCCACAACAGTAGCAATAGCACTCAACTGCTTAACCTCAGCCTGAGGAATCAACTCCTCTAACTTAAGCATAGCCGTCTCACGAACACTACTCGCATGAGCAATAAACTCGTACACATTATTAGCAATCTTCTCAGTAAGATTAGCAGGCGGACCATTCTTCTCCCAATCCTTACCCCAATAAGAGATAGTAGAAACAGGAATACCAGTCTCGCGAGCAGTCTGACGCACACTCTTACCATTACTAATCCAAATTACATAAGCAGTAGCCTTAGACTCGTCATCCCACTCAACCCGATTCTTAGCCATTACTCATTGCTTTCTCATTCAACGTATTAGCAATTTGCTGATCAGCAATTGCTTGATTACCCTGCAACTTTTGCAACAACTCCATCTGATACTGGTCCATCTGACCACCAGTACCACCCTCAGCATTAGGCTTATCCTTATTATCAATAACCACAGTATCAAGCGGCGGCTCCAACAACTCTTGCGGAGTAACCTCCTTAACACCAGCCTGATTAAGGATCTTAGATCCAACCGTCGGACCAACAGCACCACGCAACTGAAGACTAACCTTCGGAGCGTCACCATTAGGACTAGCCTCAGCCTGAAGCGCCGCCATAGTAAACTGATAATGCTTATAAAAATTATCCTTAACCTCAGAAGGAAGCGACTCAAACTCTGCACTCTTCATATAAGCAGCATGAGCCTCCAAATGCGCCGTCTTATTCTCATAAGATAACGGTTGCAAACTAGCCTCAACACTCTGCTGCAACAACTGGGGATCAATCTGACCGCCCTCCATCATACTCATCATAAGTTGCTCCTGAGCCTGCTTAGCAGCCTGCTCATTAATAATACCACCATCCATCAACTTATCATGCTCACGCATAGCCTGCTCTTCATCAGCCTCAAACTGCATCTGAACACCCTTAAAGTCCGCCATATCCATATACTTATAAGCCTTAGTAGGCGTAAGAATACCCATTTGAAGCATCTGCATAACACGAGCCTGCTTACCAGCACGAGTACGAGGAAGACCAGAACCAGCCTCCACCCTAACACTAACACCCTTAATAAGATCCGCATTCTCAAAACGCTCAATCTTAGGCTTAGAACCAGAACCAGTAATAATCATAGTACGCGGCTCATTATAATAACGCTGAGCCAACTGCAGCATAAGATTACCAGCACGTTCCAACCCCTTCTCCATCATCATAATCTGAGGCGCAAGACGATCCGTAGCAGCCTCCTGAAGAAGATCAATAGCAATACCAGCCTCAACATTAGGAGGAACAGTGCCTTCCATAATCTCATTCAAACCAAAAATATCCTTCAAACGAACACCCAAATCCTGAATATGCTCAAACACATAAGGAGGCAACGAAGGCAACGGCATAGGCTCTGGAGTCTTACCAGCAACCGGATTATACTCGAAAATAGCACCCGGCTCATCCGTAACACGCTGCCGCAAAGAACCAATCGGAGCCATCATCTGCGGCTTCAACGTAAGATTCTTATACTCAATAATCTGCGAAAGAGTACGATTCAACTCCTTCTGCAATGGAACAGCCTGCTCAACAACACTACCATCCCACAACTGCCCCGGCACACGCATACCCGGAAACTTAATAAGCGGCAACTCCTCAAAAGGATAAGGCCACGGCGCATCATACAACACAATACTAGGATCCTTAGTAAACACAACAAAACGACCCTCAGGATACTTACCACCCGGAACAAAATAACCATAATACACAACACGAACATTCTCAGTCGTCTTAGAATCCATATTACCAAACGCACCCGGCAAAGTCTCATCAGGATAACGATTAACAGCATTAGGCTTTAACTTAACACCATAACGACTATAAATCTCTTCACTAGGCAAAGGATGTACACAAAACGCATACTTACAATCCTCAAAAACCTGAGCAGAATCATCCAACAACACATCAAAAGGAGCCATAACATCAACCCTAATCTCGCCCTGATAAATACGCTGCTTAAACGTAGCCTCATCAACCCCCGCAGCCTTAAGGTTCTGCAAAAAGTAGTGCTTAGTAATAGGATCAACAATAGGACGACCATCAGGATCCATAAGCACTTCCATGCCCGGACCAGCCTTATCATCCCAAGTAATCTTCCAAAAACCATTACCAGCGATAATGCTCCACATCATTGCCTCTTCCCGCTTCTCGGTAAGATGCAAAGCGTCCCACCAATAATCAAGCATATTCTCAGCAATCTGACTGGCCTTCTGCGCCTCATACGATGCTTGGCCCGGTGTGGCAAAGAATTGGGGTTTAGATTTTACAAGGCGAGATAAGAGAGATAGCGTATTAGGAGCGATCTGGTTAGAGACTAGGCGTACGCGGTATCGCGGCTTATCCCCATCGTCTGTAGGTAAGGATTCGATACGACGAGACTTACGATTATAAAAGACGTATTGCTTACCTTTGTAGAAGGATAAGTTTAGTTTCCATTGTCGCGCAAGTAGTTCGCGTTGTCGTTCCAACTCGTCTACGCGCTTAACGAGACTAGCCGCCGAAGCAAAACCAGTAGGAATATCATCAATATAATCAGTAGTCTCGCTCAATTCGTGCCTCCTTACAGCAACTCAAGATCAGCAGGCGCTAATCCTGTCTTTTCAAGCAAATTCTTATACTCATATGGAGTCACTAAGCCGTTACTTAAAGCCCAATCAAGGTCTTGCTCTTCTTCGCTAATCCTTAATTGGCCCATCGGAACGTCGTTTAGGAATTGACTTCCCTCCAGCCTTAGGCTTTCCAACCTCAGCCTCTCCGTTTCCAATGCTAGCATCTGGCTCGTCCACGTTTTTTGTGTCTCCAGAATCTCCAACATTACGCTTAGTAACAACGTATCCTGCTTGTTCCGCCAACCAAACAATAGTTTCCTCCTTAAGAAGTCGCGTACGACTACGCGACATCATCGTATCCCTACGATTAGCAATTTCAGTATCAAACACATTATCCGAAGGCTTTAAACGCTCTCCAGTAATAGCATCACAACAAGCATTACGTACATTTGTAAACTTAGGCATTACCAAATACTCCCCATAAATTCGTCAACATATCTGTCTTCTTTTTTGCCAGAGGGCAAATCACTTATAGCCCAATCAGGCATAGCCGAAACAATACCCGGCTTTTCAACAATAAACTCGCCCAACAGTGCGCCAGCAGTTCGCAAAGCAATTTCCATACTATCCAAACAGTCGTCCTTAGGAGTTCGAAGCGCAGAATCATAATCGACCCACTCTTGAATAAAATCAGCGTGATCTTTCTTAATTTTAACCTTACCAATCCTAAACAAAGGACTCATAGCAAGGATACGCTCCCACTTCTTACCTTTAGCAAACATAGGAACAACAGGAGGCATACTACTCAGCCGCTCAGTCTGTTGAACAAGGGCGGCCTGATAAGCATTAGACTCAATACCAATAATCTCTGGCTTATATCTAATATAATACTCTTCGATTTTAATAAGTTGCTCTGCAAAAGGAATTCGCGCCGCATATTGCTCTAGTAGAAACACTTCGTTTGAGTCTGCGACCCCGATTACTGTAATTACAAATCGGTCAGCATTAGCACTTAGGCTAATAGCAGGGTCTACGCCCATATATTTACGCAATTTAAGCGGTTTTCCATCCTCATCAATCAAATCATTAGAATCATAATAGTGCAGCCAATCTCCGGCTAGGTCTTTGCCTGCCATACTGTCAAAACTCGCCATATACTCTTGTGCGAAAAGCAGCGGATGATATCTAGACTGCACATACTCCCATTCTTCTTTACGAAAGTACGGATTATCAATACTACGATACTCTACACGACTATTATTAACATCAGTACGAGCATCCTTACTAAAAAACTCTTCATAAAACCAGTTCTTCTGATTCGGAGTGGTCGTAGTAATAAGCAAACCCTGCTTATCCGACAAAGAAGGACGAATAACACCCCAAGACTCGTCACTCTTAATAAAAGCAGCCTCATCCATCCAAAGAATATCCAAACCAGCACCACGAAGGGACTGTGGATCCTCAGCAGACTTAAACTCAACAAGGCAACCATTAGCAAACTCGAACCTCAAACCGCCCTTATTCTCCTTAACCTCTTTACCAATCGTCAATCCCGCCTTAATACACACCTCACGGAACGTCAAATACGACGGTCGGCCCACTTTATAAGAAGCAGAAAGCGCCCAAACCCATAAAGGCTGGTCGCTCTTACGACCGTGTGCATCCAAATGAAATTGTTCTGGATGCAAACAATAAAAAAGAACCTCCCACGCAGCACTAAGAGTCTTACCACCACGCCGCCCCGCTACCAAGTGCCTAAAACGAGTAAGATTAGCACCATTCTTATCACAATGAAACAAAGCCTGATAATAATGCGGCGCATAACCCTTAGAAACAAACCACACCATCTTACCCGGAAACTCCTCCATCAACCCCTCAAGACCAGAAACACTCAACTTAGCATCACTATAAGTATAATTAGCCAAAACAACTCCTAATGAGGACGATGCCCCGCACACTTAGGACACTTAGAATAATAATGAGGATGCTCCAAATCACAAGAATGACAATACCAAGGCTCCTTCTTAACATCTTTAATACGGCGCTTAGGCTGCACATTAGAACCAAACATACAAACTCCTTAAAAAAAAATAACCCCACACCATATATAACACCACCAACACCAACAATCGGACATCAAAACACAAAACTTAACAAACACTTAACATAATAGTACCAAACTAAGCCAAACTCAAAATGTACCAAAAATATATGCATAGTAATTATATATATGTGGGTGGGTCATAACGGGGGTACGCATATGCATGTAGCGTTGCGAGGAGCCTAGGAGCCTACAGGAGCCTAGTACCAGAACTATGTAGTATTTGACACCATATTTTACGATTGACTTAGGTATTATATATAATACCTATTAGTACTAGAGTTTACTAGTCAGCACATATACTAAGAGTACATAGTACTCTATAGTATATAATATATATAGTAACTATGTTACTATAACTATACCAACATAGTTGGTATTCTTTATAGTCCCAACTACACACTCTCTATCTGTTACATAGTAACAGTAGATAGTGTATAACTAAGCCAAATACTACTACAATCGTAGATTGTGTAGTATTGTACACTTAGACTACTGAACGTAGTTCTAGTAGTCTAGGTTTATATCTTCTATCTAGATACT